TCCGCAAGCGATGCAATACGCGGAAATGGCGAAGTTGTCGGATTGGAACCTATGCCATTTGTTCGGCGTGCCGCCGACGAAACTCGGTTTGTCTATGGGTTCTAGTCTCCAATACTCAACGCTTGAATCGGCTAACGCGGAGTATGTCCAAGACGGACTTATGAACATCGCGCGCCGACTCGAATCCGCCATTGACGCCGCGCTTCCGGCCGGAACCGAATTGAAGATTGATTTCAATCAACTATTGCGCGCCGACACCGGAGCGCGATACGTCGCATATAAGACCGGTCTTGAAGCCGGATTCTTGACGGTTGACGAAGTGCGGATTTGGGAAGACCTTCCCCCAATGACGGCGACGGGGACGCCGCTTCAACTTGTAACCGATAACGAACCGGAAGCCGTTGCATAATGAACGTAGAAATCCGCGATACGGTCGAACTAGACTCTCTCGAATTGCGCTCGGAAGACGGTCGGCATTACATCGAAGGGATCGCGGTTCCGTGGGGAACGCGAACCGACCGAACGCCGATCCCGGAAGTCTTCGAACGCGGCGCGTTTGACGATCTCGTTACGTCCGGCGCGAAGGTGAAACTAACCGATTACAACCATGCGGAGAAACGGATTCCGGTCGCATACTCGACGGTTATCGAGAACCGCGACGCCGGTCTATGGATGCGGTTCCGGCTCAACAACACGCCGGAGGGGAGATCGGCGCACGAAAACTCTATTGAAGGGGTTTACGGCGGCTTATCGGTCGGCTTCATCGCACGCGCCGAAGAAATGCGCGGCGGCGTCCGTCATGTTCTCTCGGCGCGTCTCGATCACGTCTCGCTAGTCGAAGAGCCCGCGTATCGGGAAGCGAAGATTCTTCAAGTGCGCGCCGCCGACGCCGACGAGATCGCGCGGCTCCGCGCGTTGATCGGCAACGCGCCGACACCTATTGACACGATGCGACGCACGTCCCAAAATGTACTTGAGTCGATTGTTAGCCGTAGGGCGAATCGCTAGAGCCGTAGGGCGACGCGCACGGTAGCGCGGACAACCGGGAATGAATCCGTAGGGATCACCGGAGACCGGATATCCATATCCGTTTTCTTGGCATCTCACGGAAGGGTTCCCCGATGTCACTCGCATATCTCAACTCTCGAATCGAAGAGCGCGCCCGTCTCGCCGCCGCGATCGAAAACACGCTTGACCGGTGCGAACGCGAAGGTCGCGATCCGTCTCCGGAAGAGCGTTCCCAAAACTCCGCTTGGTCCGATCGCATCGCCGGACTCGATTCGGAGATTACCGAACTCCGGACCGCTATCGACGCGAACGATCGTTTCGAACGGACCGTTGAACACGTCTCCGACGCCGAAGAGCGTCGCGAACGTCGCGCCGCCGTAGAGCGCGAACGCGCCGTTCCCGAAGAGCGACAGTCTTACGGCGAACGCTTCGTTAACTCGGAAGCATTCCGAACGTATCGCGGTCGCGGTTCGTCCGAAGCCGTCGAGTTCGAAGGGTTTCTTGAGCGCCGCGCGGCGATCGACACAACCGTTCTCGGCGACGTTATCCCGGTCTATTCGTGGAGCGGTCCGACCGATCCCGCGCTTCGTACGCCGCTTCTCGACGTGATCGGCCGGGAGCGCGTTTCTAGCGGTTCCGTCGAATACATTACGTGGAGCGATACCGCCGAAGCCGGGGGACCGATCGCGGAAGGTGCGGTTAAGCCCGAAGCCGACTTTGCGCCGACGACGACGCCGCTTAGTCTCGACACGTACGCGCATTGGAAGGCGATTACGCGGCAGGCTCTCGAAGACTATTCGCGCATTCGGTCGATCGTTGAAGGGAAACTTCGCGTCGGTCTCGCGAAGAAACTCGAATCGGTCGCGGCCGGAGTTATCAACGGCGCGACGTTCGAAACGGTTACCGATCCCGACGCGCTTAACGGCATCCGGCAAGGTATCGGCGTTGTTCAGGCGAACGGATACGCGCCGAATGCGCTTCTCGTAAACCCCGCGGATTATGCGTCGCTTGACATCGCCGCATCCGGCGCGGCCGGTAACGGTCCGACGCAATTCGGCAACATTTGGGGATTGCGTCCCGTCCCGGTTCCGTCCGTTCCGGAGGGAACGTCATTCGTCGGAGACTTTACCGAAGCCGTTACATGGTTCGACCGGAACACGACCGGCGTCTTTATGACGGACTCTCACGCGGATTACTTCGTTCGTAACTTGCTTCTCGTACTCGCCGAGACGCGCGCCGCATTCGCGGCAACGAACCTTGAAGCCGCGGTTAAGGTCGTCGTCGGAACTCCCGTCGCCGCACGCCGCGCCGCCGCCGACTCTAGCAAGTAAGCCGGTTAGATAATGGTCTATTCCGAGCCGACACCGCGCACGTTCGAACCGAAATGGTTAAGTCCCGAAGACGTTAAGACTTGGCTCCGGCTCAACAACGAAGACGCATCCGATCACGCGCTTATTCTCGCCGTAAGCGAGCAAACGGAAGCGTACGCGGAGCGGTGTCGGCCGGAATGGATTGTTACCGATCCGGAGAGTCCCGATGTCGGCAAATACGTTCCGGACGCCGAGACGTATCAAGGTGCGCGGATGTACGCGGCGCGGGAATACCGCCGCCGCAACTCTCCGGCCGGGATCGAAACGTTCGGCGACGTAACGTCGTTCGTATCGCGTTACGATCCCGACATTGATCGCGCGCTTCAAACGGGATCGTATGCGCGGCCGGTGATCGCGTGACCGATCTACTCGCCGACATGGAACGCTTCCGCGACGCGATCTCCGCGGCCGGTGTGCGGTCCGTTCTCGACGCGCGCGACGTGAACCCTCCGGCCGTACTTATCCGCCCGCCTACGGTCGCGTACCGCTTCGGGAGGGGATGTATCGGCGCAACGTGGGCGGCTTGGCTCTTTCTCCCCGACGCGGGGCAGATAGACGCGCTCCGCGTCGGCTTCCCGATCTTGGAAACCGTATACGGCGCACTTGCAACGGTCGGCGTCGCGCTATTGAACGCCGAACCGGGAGACTTCACGCTTCCGGATGGGGGAACCGTTCCCGGCTTCATTCTCACTTGGAACACAAAGTAAAGGATTCAATCATGGTTGCTCTCGGTCCCGGAACGCTTCTCATTGGCGATGTCGGAGCGGAAATCGACGCGTCTTGTCTTGTCAACAACGCGCGCATTGAAATTGACAAAGAGCAAGACGATCCGCGATACAAATTGTGCGGAACGGCGACGCCGGGAAAGATCACTTATACATACAAGTTGACCGGCAATCTCGACACGGACGTTGATCTTCCGACCGGTCTCTTTGCGTATTCGCAAGATCACGCCGGGGAACAAGTCGCATTCGAGTTCGTGCCGAATACCGTCGCGGCAACGTCGGCAACCGGAACGCTCATTATGGACCCGCTTGATTTCGGAGCGGACGAATACGGGGAGCCGCTTGATTCCGATTTCGAACTAACGATTATCGGGAAGCCCGTCTTTACCTATGGCACAACGCCGTAACCGAAGGGAAATGAATAGCAATGGAAAACAAGCCCCAAAACGTACAATTCGGCAAGCAACCGCCGACCGACGACGCGAACGTTTCGTTCGGCAAGCATGCGGAAACGGCCGGAGTCGAGACGCATACGCCGGGAGACGAAGCGCCGACGCACGACGACGAGACGGAACCGGCGACGGAGACGAAGACGGGCGGGATCGTTCCGGAGTTCGCGGGCGGCGATCCCGTCCCGGACGACGCCGCATCCGACGCGGACGACGCCGAGAGCGGCACGGATGACGACGCCGCCGCCGACGACGACGACGACGACGCCGAGAGCGCCACGGAGCGCCGGTAATGCCGGGGGACGCCGTAAGAGTCGAGATCGAAGGTCTCGCGGCTCTCACGGCGTCCCTAGCGGCTCTCAAGGGCGATTTAGCCGACATCGCACCGGCCGAAGCCGCTCGGACGATCGGAGCCGCCGCGCAAGCCCGCGCGCCGAAGCGCTCCGGCCGACTCGCGTCTTCGATGTCATCGACGGCCGGGAACGGCGTCGTGAAGGTCTCGTTCGGCGCTCCGCACGCGGGCGCGCACAACTTCGGAACCGGACCGCGATCCGGTCTCCGCGGACCGCACAACATCCGCGCATCACGATTCTTAACCGGAACCGTAAGCGACAAAGAGTCCGCATGGATTAAAGCCTATACGGACGATATCCAAGATCAATTAGACGAAGTAAAGGGAGCGTAAGAATGTCTGCCCCGAAATTGACATCTTACCTATTCCGTATCTTTGGCGGCGACGCCGACGAACCGGAAATGTTCGAAATACACGCGTTCGGTCGTGACGTACAAAAATCCGAACAAGAGTTTGCCGCGAAGAAATGGGGAGCCGCAACGGATCG